GAGTTAGTAGCAGCAATGCCAGTGGATGTTAAGTGGACTGACCTAGAACAGTACGAGAAGGAAGACAACACGACAGGTAGTCAGGAGTTAGCATGTGTAGGTGGTGCATGTGAAATAGTGTAGATAAAACTAAGGGGCCTTAAGTGGCCCCTTTTTTTTACATTGCTCTACGTAAATCTCTGTCCTTAAGTTCTTTAAGTCTCTTAGCTTCCTGCTTTGCTACAAAGTCTTCAGCTCCCCCACCCATAAAGTTATACCAAGCCTGACCAACCACAGGAAGTACACCGGACATGTTTTTCTTTACAACGTCCCAATCTATTTCCTCGTTTGTCATTTCCGCTACTGACCTACCTGCTTTATTCAGTATAGAAATTCCTGGGGGTGCAACTGTGTTAGCCATAAAAGAACCAACATCTCCGACTGCTAAATACTTTTCTCTGGAGTATTCATTTAAGAAAAGAATCTTCAACATGTACTCAGCAACAGCGTCAGGGAAAGTCTCAACAAAGTTCTCTCCGCTAGACAAGTCTACATCCGTAGCCTCTGTATCAAAGCCACCTTTAAGGAGCTTCCTTGTTTCTTCTACTGTTGCCCCCATACCGCCCACAAACAAAGCATATCTTGCTGCATTCTCTAGTGCTTGTTTAGTGTTTCCTTTACGTGCTTCATCTACAATGTCGTTACGCATAACATTGAGCTGCTTCAGGGCAAAAGATTTAAAAGAATAAAAGATACGCCCATTAGGTACTTTTAAATAACCAGCAGGCATTTCAGATAAAGAGATAGGCTGTACGTCTGACAAGTCATTCCAGAGCATGAGCTTAACATTCTCTGTCATCTCTCCTCTACGTAAGTCACCCAGCAGGTTATCCATCTCATCACCAAACACTTGCTTATATTTATCTACTAGTTTTTTAGGGTCTTTTATTGCCTGCTTAGTGGCTTTAGTTAAAGCGGATTGAAGAAAAACGTTCTTACCTAGCTTATCTATATCTGTAAACAAAGACAATTTCATAAACTTATTTGTAGCCTTACTCATGCCTCCTGAATTATTAAACTCAGCAGCTACTTTGTTAAGTAAACCTAAGTCATCTACAGTTACTAAAGCTTTTGAGTTACGTGTAGCTAAAGCCTTAAGTGTATTACCTAAACCATTAACATACATTGACTGACCTATGTCTGCCAACTGAATAGCTGCGGATTGAAACTGAGCCAGTAGTGCTGCTGTCTGTCCATCTCTAAGTACAGCAGCCAGTCCACCCATCGCTTGTTCACCTTCATTGAAACGAACGCCCAACAACATACGTAAGTGGTCTGCTTGGTTATAATTTATTTGATTGTTCTTTACTAGCTGTGCAACCAAGTTACCTACGCTACCATCTACATCTATAGTACCGTCAGTTTTCTCTGCTAAAGATTTATTAGTATTAAAGAAGTTACGTTTTGAAATTTCTCTTTCCATCCTATCAGTATACATAGACAGAGAGGTAGCACCATCATGGTAAAACTCTTGTAGTTCTGGAGGTATCCTGTCAATCACTCGACCAGCTTCTACTTTGGAAGGGCCTCCAACACCTGATCTACTCTTCTGATACATCTTGTTAATGACATCAGCAATAACTTCTTCATCTAACGCTTGTACTTCAACGCCTTGTTTCTTTGCAATCTTATTTAAGGCTGCTTCTACAGGCTTACGCAAGGTACTACCCATTGCTTCCTTTAACCCTTCTAAATCTTTTACAGCCCTTGGGAAATAGTTTTCTATGTAACCTACCTTAATGCCTGCGGTTTTGGCTCGTGTGTATAGGTCATCTAAGATTTCTTTAATAACAGGAGTCTTACCATCTTGAGAAATTAATTGTTTAGCTAAGAAAGGTAATTTTTCCTGAGCTAACTTAGCCGCCCTTAAGAACTCTCCACTTTGTAGTGCGTTATCTACCTCACTATAGGCTGCTCTTTCTTCGTCAGTCCCTTTCTTTAAGATGCGCTGGGTTTCTGTGAGGTAGCCCTTAGTTTTATCCTTAGACCTAGCCACACTCACACTAGCATTAAACTCATACTTACGTAACGCACCAAAGACAGGCTGGCTAATCTTTTTAATAGTTGCTGTTATGGGGGAAGTTAAGTAATCAAAAGCCCTACCCACTTTAGTAGTAGACTCTAAAGGATTATTACGCATAGACAAACGAGTAATAGCTGTTTTCTTTTGTGGCATCGTAGGTTTCCATGTTGCCTTGGCTAACACGTCTACAATTTCCTCAGGTTTGAGACCTAGTTCTTGATAAGTTTCGGAGAGTGTTTGCTTCCTTGTCTTACCTTCAGCTATCTTTTCATCAAACTTTCTTTCCATCTTACCGACTATCTTATTAGCAGACTTAGTGCTGCCTTCCTTAGCCATTACTTTTGTAACCTTGTTTGACAAAGACCGTGCTGCTTTAACAGGAGCAGTTGCTATAGCTACAGTAGTACGAACAGGTGCGCCAAATAAGGGGCCTGCTAATGCACCAAACAGAGTAGACTTACCAACTGAGCCTACGTCTTTTTCTTTTTCCATAGCAAGCTGGGCTGACAGCTCCATCTGTCCAGTAACGAGACCGCCTATTCCCATCATTGCAGGTATAGATTTACCCATGGGAGCTAACACTGTAGGCGTTGCTACTTCAGCAAGTAAATCCCCAATTATCATAGAGGTCGCGTCTTCACCACCAGCAGCTTCTTGAAGTGCAACTACTCCAGCCTGAGCTTCTTTAATTGTAGCTTCTCTACGTGCGTTCATCATCAACATACGATTGTCAAAATCAGCAGCCATGAACTCATCGCCATAGTACTCTTCCGCAGATAATAATCGACCACCTTTAGACACAGCTTCTGCTGCACTATCTGTACGAGTACCCTCATCATCTACCCAACTACCTGTAGGGTTGACAGCCTGCAACATGCTAGACCAGCGTTGATAATCAGCAGTGCCTAAGTCAAATCCTAAGCCTATCTCATCGCTTCTTGTTAGCTGACCTGTAGTGCCATCTGGTAAAGTAGCTTCTCTAACTTCTGGATCAGGCCCATAGCCTAAGTAATTAGCTAAAGCTACACCAAAACCACCACCGCCCATAGGGGTAAAGGAAACAGGTGCTTCTGATTCTGAGTACTCAACAACTTCATTAGTTTTAAAAGGGTTAAAGTCTACAGGTGTTACTTTAACAGTAGCTTTAGTGTCCTTAAAAGGGTTAAAGTCTACAGCAGTAAGTTTAGCCATTGTTACTAATCCTCTTCTACGAGTGAGTAGCTTCCGTCTGCATTTGTAATATAATAATTACCATCGGCAGCTCGTTTAGCATCTGGGTATTGGTCTAAAATAGACGAAGGTCTTTTAGCAGTAGAAGTTGCGTTAGCTATAGCTTCTGATGTAGCCTCAGGGTCTAGTCCTGTACCGTCACTGACAGATGTAGGTGGTGTGAATACAGTATTTGAGCCGCCAAGCCAACCGTCTTCCTCAGTTACATTCTTTAAAAATATTTCTTCAACTGCTAGTTGTCTAGCTTGATACTCGTCTGTGCCTGCCTTAGTAAGCTCTTTAGTTTTTTGAGCTACCATGCTTATAAGTTCTGTTTTCTTGAAGCCGCTTAATTTCCCCCAAGCATTGTTATTAGAGTCAAACTTATTTTTAACAGCAATTGAAAGAGCTTCGTGTGCATCAGTAAGGTCTTCTTTAGAAGTCGTAATGCCTTTACTGTCTTCAGTTTTGCCGGACGTAACACGTTCAGCGCCCGCAGGTAAGGGTAAATAAGTAACACCTCCCTCTCCATCATTTGCTTGATACAACATAGCAGCAGGGGTATCGCCTACTGTTGTCATACCACCCCAAACTTTAGTGCCGTTTTCTAAAGTATACTGTGATTGTGCCTGTACTGTTATTTCAGAAGACTCTGCTTTCCTATGAACATCAGCTATAATCTTAAAACTATCAGCAGACATGTCCTTATAATGTCCAGCCTCTACTTTACCAGAGAAAGAAGTCTCTTGTAATCCAAATGCTGACACTATAGCTTTCTGTTGATTAACAGTCGCTACTTTTTTACCAGCAGCAGTACCCTTTGCTATCTTTTCCGCTGCTTCTGCTCTTCTTTTCTCACCGTCTGTAGTAAGAACAAGCTGCTGTGCTTGTGCTAGTGTCATATCTCCTTCCATTAAGGCTGTGGCTTGCTCTGGCATCCCTCTTTCAACTAGTCTTTCCGCTGTACCTTCGGTAGCTTTAGCTAGTTTAGCAGCATCTGCTGCACTTTTAGCAATGCGAGCTGCACCAGCATAGTCTCCTTTAGCCATTAGAATCTTAGCTATCTTGTCTGCATCTTTAACAGGATCAAGACTACCTAAAGCTGCTCGTAGTTGCTCTTGGTTTGTTTGTTGACCTGTCATTCCACGGATACCACCCTGCATCATACGAGAAGCGTTAGCCCCCATAGCTAACTGCTGCTGTTGCATGTTCATCCGTGGATCAATACCTTGAGGAGATATACCTGTTAACATACCTGCTAAATCTTGTGCCATTATTAACCACCTCCAAGAACTAAATCATTAAAAGCATCTAACTTGCTTTTGCTACTATCTGATTGTTGAGAATTCCCTTGATCAAGGATATACTGAGCAACAGCATTGTCAGAAGAGTTGCCTAAAGGACTGCCTAAAGGATTGTTTTTCCCGCCAAACCCAAAGTAATCGCCTATAGATTTAATAATCTCAGGAGTCTTGCCTTCCCCTACTCCTAGACTACCCATCATCCCATTTGTGCCTTCAAACTTACCACCGGACAGTGCCATAAGTGCTTGTTCCATAGCTGTTGGTTGATTACCAAACATACTACCCATCATGCCCTGTAGCTGCTGCTGTTGTAACAAGTTAGCCATGTTGCCACCTTGCATATAAGACTCAAGACCACGACCACCCATCTGTGATTGTAACTCAGCACCTGACAACTGACCACGTTGTGCCAACTGACCGCCTTGTAATCCTAACTGAGCCAAAGCCATCGCTTGCTGCTGAGGCTGATAGCCAGCACCTAACATGCCAGTACCCATACCTAAGCGACCCTGCTGTAGAGCCTGTTGTGCTGCTGCTGCACCTTGGTCTGCACCCTGCAAAGCCATAAGGTTCTGCAAGTTCTGCTGATCAAACCCTTGGCCTGTCTGCGCCCCTTGCATACCAACGCCTGCTAGTGTAGCACCACGTCCTATACCCGCTGTCTCTAGGTCTGAACCCATGCCCGCTAGGTTCTGTGTCATACCTGTCAACGTCTGTGCGCGTTGTAGCCCCTGTGCTTGCTCCTGCATACCCATCTGACGGGCTTGTAAAGCTGCTGTGTTCTGAGCTTCAGCCTGTGCCTTAGCCATAGCTAGTTGCTCTGGTGTACCACCGTAGTCTGCTGTCCTTACACCGCTTCTACCTTGAGCTGCTAGTTGCTCTTGCAGGCGTAGGTTCTGACGCTCTTCCTCTGGACGTTGGGTAGCACGGATAGATTCATAAATACTATTCTGTGCTTGCTCAGGGGAAGTCAGTAGTCCTTGACCTGCTTGTGCTGCAAGGTTGCCGTACTGTGTGCGTAGGTTCTGTAAGTCCTGAGGCTGACCAGCAGCTCCAAACTGAGACATTGCACCGCCTAGTCCTGCCTGTGTAATGCCTTCCATGCCTGTAGGCTGGCCTTGCTGACTTAACTGTTGACCAAACATACCACCCATAGCACCACGCTGGGCTGCAATAGAAGGATCAATAGCATTAACATTACCAAACTGCTGCTGTGCGCCGGACATCAACTGGTTTTGCATACGTTGTTGTTGTTGATTAAGCCCTACGTTCATGCCACCTGAAGCATCTGTCTGTACATTAGCTAGGTTAGAGGTTACACCATAAGGTTTAAACTGAGAGGCATCAGAGGCACGTTGACCCATCTGTTCAGCCATGTCTAAACCAGCTACACCTGTCTGATAAGCACCTTCTATGCCCTTCTGTCCTGCGTAGTAGCCACCCGCGGCCTGTAAAGCACCACCTAAGTTACCACTCAACAAGCCACCTATGGCAGCACCAGCATAAGCACCAGCACCATTGTTGCCTGACGCATACGGGTTGTTACCTGCGGTGATTGGATCAGGGCCTTGGTCTCCAGTAATGCCACCGGAATACGGACCCATGTCTGTATAACCACCACCATCCCCTTGTTCAAAAATCATACTGGAAGGATCAAATTGCGGTTGTTCTCTTCCACCTTGTTGCATACGTGGCTGCATCATGCTCAATCGTCCACCTACATTACCAAAGGGACTGCCGAATCCTCCTCCTCCTCCAGAATTGCCGCCCATTAAAGCATTAGTCATGTTAAAGCCCTGAGCTGCTTGTGTTTTTTCTTGATCAGATAAAACATCACCTGACTGAGAAAAGTAACCGTAAGGATTACCTCCTCCTTCTTTTATTTGGTTCTCAAGTTGCCTAGTAGCTTCATGATACTCTGGACCGGGGTCCATCATAAACCTCATACCAGTACGATTACTAAGATCATTATACAGCTTGTTTAAATTCTGATCTTCTACATACTGAGTTTGCGGCATTTGTAGAAAACCGTTACTATCCATTAAGCTAGACATTAGTAAGACCCTCCGGTAATTGTACCAGCCGTGAGTGTACCTGAGACAGTCACTATGGCTGCGTTGACAGTGCCTGTAAATGTAGGATCAGCAGTGTTAGATTTACTGTTAACAGCGGTAGCAATATTAGTGTACTCTGTGTCAATCTCTGTACCTCGTACAATCTTATTGGCATTACCAGAGGCAAGTGCATCTTTAGCTGCAAAGTTAGTAGTCTTTGTGTAATTAGACATTTAGATAAGTCTCCCCATTAAGGCGTGTATGTCAATTTTTTGAATAGATAAAGGTACTGCATCAATCTGTGCTTCAATACCAATAGTAATAACGGAACCACTGCCCCCTGTGTTGACAGAAGGTGTGTTAATTAAAGCATCAATACCACCGGAGTATTCCCCTATTGCGTACTCTGCAACACCGTACTCAGCAATAGTGCTTGCCGAAGAAAAAGTAAAGGCTTGCTTATTGTAGGCGCTGGTGTAGTCATAGCCCCAGTTAAGAGTAATGTCAGTACCATGTCCTCCCACAACAGTCAAGTTAAACTTCTTCAGGAACTTAAGGTTTGATCCATTACCAAAATCAGTAGGGTTACTAAAGTAACGTAGCTGATAAGTAGCTGCACCATCTAAATAACCTGAGTACTTAACAAGACCTGTAGATTTACCTAAGTATATTGTACCGTCCTCTAGCTTACCAAAGGATACAGGGTCTATCTCTGACCATGTGGTTACTCTGTGCGCCCCTGATTGGTCTATAGGGCCACGCATATCAAAGCAATACACATCGTTGCTTGATGGTAATGAAAGCAGGTAGAAGGCTTCTGATGCGCTATACAGGGACTTAATAGGTAACGTCTGTTGTGCTACTTCAGCCATGAGGTCATTACGCACGTTCTTGCTAATGTCCCGCATAGGTAGAGACTTCTCTTGTATCACTCTACCAAAGCTACGGAGACCTGAGTCTGACAAAAACAAAAGATCAGTACCCGTAAGCTGTACAGAGTCTCTAGCAATACAACCAACACCATCAACAGTATCTGCAAGAGCCATTGAATCTGGAGAGGTAGCCCCTGAGTACACAATAATAGACCGCTTACCAAAGATAATCAGGAAGTCGTTGTGTGCAGCTATAGAGACAATAACGTCATAACCGGAAGGCCAGACTGTAGTTATGTCTATGCTGCCTGTACCTGTGCCTGTCCAGTGTGCTGTGTTAGGAGTAAGACCACTCCAGTAAATTGTATTCTTGTTGCCTACTATATCTGCTACCCACAGACGACCAAAGGCTGCTAAGACTTCATTGCCTTGTGGCATAACGCCCGTGGTGTGTGAGTGAGCTGACATAGTTTCTAATACAAAAGAACCAGTATGATCTGAACCAATCAAAGGCTCATGTCCACTCTGAACCATGTGTATATGATTAGCAATAGATACACACTTCCAGTTGTTAGCTGTTGGTGTGTAGCCAGCAGGAGTTATGTCTACTAGTGTAGTAGTGCCTAGAAATATTTTATTATTACCAGCAGAGATTACACGCTTGTCACCACTAGCATCTACAAACTCAAAGATAGTCTCTATGCCACGGCTGCTACCTAATACAGAAGAGCCGTTAGTGGTGACCTCGCTATAGCCCTTACGTGCGCCTATTCGGCCTAGCTTATCAATGACACAGTTGTCAGCAACAGCAGCAAAGGAAGGGTCTACACTAATAGGTGAATCCTGTGTGTTAAGCCCTGCAAAACCGGGACTTGCTATTGTAATGTTCTGTAATTGTTGAGCCATTATGAGTACCAGATAGTTTCTTCAGGATGTAATGCAGCATCCATAGCTATTGCATCTGCTAATGAATCATCAGCTAATGCGAACAACTCCGCTGCGCTAGTACCGCCAGTCTCTCCTCTCTCTCGTGCTGCTAAAGCTGTAGCCTGTCGAACAACAGGGTTGAAGGGTACGTTCAGTACGTCAGTATCCGCTGTAAAGTCTGAGGTACGCAACACAAGGTTAAAACGTAAGGTATACTCTTTGTCTGGGATAGGATACAGGTCTACACTGTTGACACCGTTAATGCTGTAGAACTGTGTGGTTCCTTTAGGTACACTAGAAAAGTCTAGGAATGCGTTGTCAAACCAACGTGATGTCTTGTAGCCTAAGAAAGAGTTTAAGCTGTCATTCGTAGCATCCAACATCTTAATAGTATTGTCAGCGTTTGTAAGCACGTAGTTAAATACATTAGCCTGTGTAGCTACTGACAGTGTAGTTCGTAGTCCAGTCCAATCCCATGCATTCTCTACTGATCTTTTAGCGTCATTAACATACTCACCTATCAGCTTGGAATACGAGTTTTCATTAACAGTAGCTACTTCGTTCTCACGGAGCCTAACTAACACTTTGTTTACTAGC